AACTTTGATTATTTTGGATGGAGATCATTACAAGAAATGTATCTATTGAAAACACCTGAAGGAAGAACAATCGAAAGACCACAACACATGTATATGAGAGTGGCATTGTGGGTGACCAATTCATTTGAAGAAGCGGTAGAATATTATCATTCATTATCAAGTCAGAGAATTTCTAAGGCGACTCCAATTATGATTAACTCAGGAACAAAAGTTCCTCAGTTAGCATCTTGTGTGTTACATTATAATAATTCAGATTCAAGAGAAGGATTACTAAAAACCTTGAATGATATTTCAACATATTCTTCAGATGCTGCGGGTATTGGATTATCGATGTCTAACATCAGAAGTAAAGAAAGTCGAATTACGTCTTCAGGTGGATTCGCCGGTGGTTTGTTGAAGTACTTGAAGATTGTTAATGAATCTTTAAGATTCTTTAATCAACAAGGTAGAAGACCTGGTAGTGCTGCAATCTATTTGGAACCGTGGCACAAAGATATTTTCGACTTGTTGGATATTAAAAAGAATACAGGTGCTGAAGAATTGAGAGCGAGAGACTTATTTACCGCACTTTGGATTCCTGATAATTTCATGAGAGCGGTAAAAAACAATGAAGATTGGTATTTGTTCTGTCCAAATGATATTATCAAAGCAGGTATCAAACCTTTACAGGAATGTTTTGGTGACGAATACGAAAGAAACTATCAGTTAGCGGTTAATGCTGGTATTGGTCGTAAAGTGAAGGCTCAAGAAATTTGGAGTAAAGTGATTGAATCTCAAGTTGAAACTGGTGTTCCTTACTTATGTGCTAAAGATAGCGCGAACAAGAAAACCAACCATCAAAACATTGGTGTGATTAAACAATCTAACTTGTGTAATGAAATCTATCAGTATACTGATGAGAACACAACAGCGATTTGTACTCTATCTTCAATTGTTCTTAAAAACTTTATTGTTGAAGGAAAGTTTGATTACAAGTTATTAATTCAAGAAGTTAGAAAGGCAGTACGAGCGTTGAACAATGTTATCGACAAAAATAATTACTCAACTGAAAAAGGTCTTAAAGGAGGTTTAGAACAAAGAGCAATTGGTATTGGAGTACAAGGTTTAGCGGATGTATTCTGTCTTTTGGATTATGTTTTCACTTCTGATGAGGCTAAGACTTTGAACAAAAATATTTTTGAGGCAATTTACTTCGCAGCAATTACTGAAAGTAATGATTTGTGTAAGAAAGGAATTAGACACCCTTACGAATTCTTCAAAGGTTCTCCGATGTCCAAAGGTATTTTCCAATTTGATATGTGGGAAATTGATGACTCTGAGTTATTCTTAGATTGGGAAACATTAAAGAAAGATGTTCAAGAGTTTGGTGTTTGTAATTCTTTGTTTACCGCTCAGATGCCGGTAGCATCTTCGGCGAAAATTACAGGTTCATTTGAAATGACTGAACCAGCACATTCAGCACTCTTCAACCGAAGAGTTGTTGGTGGGGAAATTATGATTGTGAACAAGTACTTAATTAATGACTTTGAAAAAATTGGTATTTGGTCTGAAGATTTGAAGAATGAAATTATTTTGAATGAAGGTTCTATTCAAAACATTAATTTTAATCAATACCTTGACCCTGAAGACAAAAACTATAACAAAAAGGTTAAGAGAATTGAACATTTAATTCCTAAGTACAAAACAATTTGGGAGATTTCTCAGAAAGACTTGATTAATATGTCGGCTGATAGAGCTCCATTTATTGACCAGTCTCAGTCTATGAACATATATATGTCGAACCCTACGTTGTCTAAAATTACATCATCTCACTTTCACTCGTGGGAAAAAGGTTTGAAAACATTATGTTATTATGTAAGGACTAAGGCGATTTCAACTGGAGCTAAACATTTAGCATTGGACTTATCAAAGTCACAGAAATCAAAACCAAATGTGGAAGTTCCTAAAATTGATTATAGTAGTATGAATTTACCACCAAAACCTGAAGGAATTGAAATTGATTGTTTTGGTTGTTCTTCGTAATTAAATAATTAATCCCGATATATTTCGGGATTTTTTATTTCGGGCTATTTATAAGGAAAAACAAGGGACTTATATTTATCTTTATGGCAAACGGAGTTACATATGGTATTAATTTTCCATTCAGAGATTCGAGACGAGGAGATTATTTAGAGCTTACTCAATTAGCAGACCAACAGGTAAAGTCAGATTTAATTCATTTACTTCTAACCAGAAAGGGGAGTAGATATTATCTACCAAATTTTGGAACAAGATTATATGAATTTTTATTTGAGCCTTTTGATGGATTAACGTTTGATGCAATTCAATCGGATATAAGGGATGCTGTTCAGACTTTTATGCCGAATCTTTTATTAAATCAAATAACAATAACCCCAGCAGATCCTGAGGAAGAAGTGGATAGTATGATAGGAGAAAATACACTTGGTACAAGTGAATCACCAATCTATAGATTACCAGGTAAAGGAACCTCAGAATACACTGCAAAAATTAGAATAGATTATTCAGATAACAGATCGAGTTTTGCTCAAAGTGATTTTGTTATTATTAATATTTAATATAGATGGCAAATCGTAAAATTTCATATACAACCAGAGATTATCAGGGAATAAGAACTGAGTTACTTAATTATGTAAGGACTTACTATCCTGAACTTATCCAAGATTTTAATGACGCATCTGTATTTTCGGTGTTTTTAGATTTGAACGCGGCAGTTGCGGACAACCTACATTATCATATTGATAGGAGTATTCAAGAAACTGTACTTCAATACGCACAACAGAGGTCTTCAATTTATAATATCGCCAGAACTTATGGTTTGAAATTACCAGGCCAAAGACCATCTGTAGCCTTAGTAGATTTTTCAATAACTGTTCCTGTATTTGGTGATAAAGAAGACGAGAGATATTTGGGAGTTTTGACAAGAGGTTCTCAAGTTTCAGGTGCTGGTATTGTGTTTGAAAATATATACGATGTTGATTTTACCTCACCATACAATGCACAAGGTTTTCCAAATCGACTTAAAATTCCAAACCGTAATGCCAACAATGTCATAATCAATTATACTATTACTAAAAGAGAACTTGTTGTAAATGGAATTACAAAAGTTTTCAAACGAGTAATAACTCCAAATGATGTTAAACCATTTTTTGAATTGTTTTTACCTGAAAAAAATGTTTTGGGTATTACAAGTGTTTTGTTAAAAAGTGGTACTGAATATACAAATATACCTACTGTAGCTGAATTTTTAGGTTCACCTAATAAATGGTATGAAGTAGATGCATTAGCCGAAGACAGAGTATTCATCGAGGACCCTACTAAAGTTTCTGACCAACCTGGAATTAAGGTGGGAAGATATATACAAACATCAAATAGATTCATCAGTGAATACACTCCTGAAGGGTTTAAGAAGTTGACATTTGGTGGAGGAACAAATACGGCTCAAGATGCCTTAGACCAATTTACAACTGTAGGGGCAACAATCGACTTACAAAGATATTCAAACAATTTATCTTTGGGGTCAGCTTTAACACCTAATTCAACTTTATTTGTACAATACAGAGTAGGTGGAGGATTGGGTACAAACTTAGGTACAAATGTAATTACACAAATAGGAACTGTTTCATTTTTTGTTAATGGACCTTCTGAACTTACAAACTCTTCGGTGGTGAATTCTTTGAGATGTAATAACGTTACTGCGGCAATTGGTGGAGCGGGATTACCATCACTCGAAGAAATTAGAAATTATGTTTCGTTTAACTTTTCAGCACAGAAAAGAGCGGTGACTGTACAAGATTATGAATCGATTATTAGAAATATGCCTTCTGAGTTTGGTGCTCCAGCCAAAGTATCAGTAACTGAAAATAATAATAAAATATTAATTCAGTTATTATCTTATGATACTTCGGGTAAGTTGACGAATATAGTTTCGAATACTTTGAGACAAAACATTGCAACATATCTTTCTAACTACAGAATGATGAATGATTACATATCAATTTTTACCGCTGAAGTGATTGATTTAAGTGTTGAAGTTCAAGTCGTATTAACTTCAGCTCAAAATTCAGGACAAGTAATTGCTGAAATAGTTGACAGAATTTCAACATATTTTAATCCTCAAGTCAGAGAATTGGGACAAAACGTTTATTTATCCGAGATACAAAGCATTGTTCAAAATCAAAGTGGTGTTCTAAGTGTTTCTTCAATCAAAGTCTTCAATAATGTTGGTGGTCAATATTCTTCAGCAGAAACTTCAATGGAATATTCAGACCCTGAAACGAAACAAATTGAACCTGTTAATTCAACAATTTTCGCACAACCTTCTCAAGTATATCAAATTAGATATCCAAATAAGGATATTAAAGTCTCGGTAATTAATTTCCAATCGACAACATTATCGTAATAGGTTTATTATCTAATACTTTGGTCTATAATTTATGATGTGTGTATCAACTTTGAAAAATTACACATAAAGTATTTATAAACTAAAGACAATATATGGGTGATTCATATAGAATTAAGACCGAACTTGGTATTAACAAATCAATTAACGTACAATTAGACCAAGAGTTTGAGTTCTTAGAAATTTTATCTCTCAAGATACAACAAACAGACATCTATACAAGAAGTTGTGCTGATTATGGTGTCTTAGTTGGCCGAGTTACGGCAAACAACGGATTCGGATTACCGAATGCGAGAGTTTCAATATTCATTCCTATTGAACAAGTCGATGAATCAAATCCATTGATTACATCTATATATCCTTACAAATCTCCAAATGATAAAAATGAAGATGGGTATAGATATAATTTACTTCCCTACACTCCTTCATATTCAAAACATTCTGCGACAGGAACTTTACCATCAAGATTGGATGTATTGACTGGAGGCACTGCAGTTGAAATTTACGACAAGTATTACAGATTCACTACTAAAACTAATGATAGTGGTGATTACATGATTATGGGTGTCCCACTCGGGCAACAAACTATAGTCATGGACGTAGACCTTTCAGATATTGGTGAATTTTCTTTAACTCCTCAAGACTTAATTAGAATTGGTTTAGCTACTGAGGCACAAGTTGCTGGAAATAAATTTAGGACATCGAGTGATTTAAATTCTTTGCCACAAATAATTAACTTAGTTAAAAATGCTGAAATTTCTCCTTTGTGGGGTGACCCTGAAATATGTGACATATCAATTAATAGATTAGATTTTGATTTACGAGATGACGCTAATGTTGATATACAACCAACTGCGGTTTTCATGGGGTCAATTTTTTCGACTGAAGATAATTTTAGACTCAGATCTAATCAAATACTTGGAAATGAATTGGGATGTAGACCTCGTGATAATATGGGGAATTTGTGTGACCTTATCCCGGGTCCAGGACAAATATTAGCAATCAGACAGACAATCCAACAAGATGAGGATGGTAATCCTGTGTTGGAGGTTTATGAGTTGGAGCAGGCTGGAAATGTCATAGATGGGGATGGAACATGGATTGTCGAACTTCCAATGAATTTGGATTACTTTATAACAAACGAGTTTGGTGAAAAAGTAATATCGAGTGATACTACGGTTGGTATTCCTAGTAAAGCAAAATATAGATTCAAAATCAAATGGCAACAGTCACCTGGTTTATCTCAACAAACTAGAAGAGCAAGTTTTTTAATTCCAAATGTTAGAGAATATGGTTGGATTAGTTCTAATGACGATCCAAATTATTCATCAAGTGTTACCGCAAAAAATAAATTAAAAAGTTCTTATTACTTTGGATTAGATTGGAATGGTTATGTGACAGGGTTTACAAGCTCAGAAAGAATTCAAAAGCTCAACGAGATAATTGATTGTCAAGACACTTTTTATGAATTCAAATTTAATCGGGTTTATACTGTTTCAAATTTGATTGACCAATACAAAAAAGGAGGAAGAGGTAGATTTATAGGAATAAAAGAAATCGATGATTCATCTTGTAACTCAACTGTGAATAAATTTCCTGCGAATGATGGATTCAAGAATTTCAACATATTATTTTTTGTATTTTCATTATTAATGCAAGTAATCCAAATTATTTCGATTCCTTTATTAATAGTAATACATGTTTTAGCCTTTGTGTGGAATTTATTTGTTAGATTTAAACCTTGGATTGATGGACTACTTGGAATTCTAACTGGATATTACTTATTTCGGGCGGGTAAATTTTTTATTACCTTTATACAAGAAAAGATACAGGCAAAAAACTATTTCGCGGCAGCCATCGCAATAGCGGCGTTGCCTATCTTTGGTGCAATTTTATCGGCCTCGTATACTATTGCAGGGGGAGTTGCCGCGGCGGCGGCTCTTGAGGCTTTTGGTCTTTTTCTTAAAAACTTTGCGATTGCGGCGGCTATAGGGGGGTTATTAATTACCTTAAATGTTATTTTCAAACTAGTTAAGGGTCAACCAGTTAAAGGATTCAATCTTCCAGTAATTACCTACCCTGATTGTTCATCTTGTGACTGTGGAAGTACGGACATAGAACCTGAAAACTCTAGTTTACCTTTAAGTACTTTAGTAACACAATTTTCCAATCAATCGTTATATTATAATAATTTAGTTAGTTCTGTAACTCAATTAGGAATTTCTGATGAAAACTCTGAACTTGTTTCAGGGTCTTTTTCTTCGACTATTGGAGGAAATAATGAATCACAAAATAATAATCAGGTTTATAAAGTAATGAAATCTGATATTTCACTATTAACTGATGAAAATAATAGTGATTTACTATATGAATTTTTCTCTTACTCAAGAGATATTCCGTTTGGAGAAA